TGGATTCCTGAGTCAGCCATTACAAGCGCACAGCAGTGTGTGCAGGGACAAATCGACAGCATGATTACACCGCCTGTCAGCCCTGCGAATACAGCTTTGCCTTGGGCGGCCTAAGTTAACGGGAAGCCACCACCCGATCTTGGTGGCACATTGAAAGGAAACACGATATGGCAAACCAACAATCCCAAATCGTAACTATAGACGGCGTTGAGTTCAAAGTTGAAGACATGACGGAGCAACAGCAGATGTTGTTAAATCACGTTGCAGACCTTGAGCGCAAGATTGGTTCAACTAAATTTCAGATGGATCAGCTATCCGTGGGCAGAGATGCCTTCTTCACAATGTTAAAGACAGCGTTAGAAGCCAAGCCTGAAGAGGCCGTGACTGACGTAACCGTTAACTGATTATGTGGGACTGGGCGGAGGCAATCATCGCCGCCGCCTGTATATGCGCCTTCATAATCGCTGGAACCTACTTTATTGTATGGGCAGGGACATGATGAATGCGCTGGATCGTATTGTTATTGCTGTTAGGGCTGGTTGGAGCCGTAGCCAAGAGCGGATGCCATGTGCGCGAGTTCTATGGGATAGCTTACACCGTTCACGACCCAACCCTGCGGCACAAAGAAATGATGGCGTGGCTAGATCGGAACGCAGGCCATTGCAAATCAACAGAATATGTAGTCATCTGGAACAACCTGTCCGAGTGGGCGGGTACAGCCGATTCCACATGGCTTAGAAACAAGGTAGTACATGGATACAAGGACGCACTTGAACGGGAAAAGAAATGATTCCGCCCTTGTACAAATGGTATCCAATGGTTCAGCCGGGAGGCGAGCCAAACAGAACAGATGCGCTTGAACGCAGGGCTGAGAAGCTGACTGAAGACTACAAGCAGGCGCTGAAGATGAAGAAGGTAGATGACAAAATTGATGCTCTTGAGTTTGAGTTGTATGTGAAGAAAGCAGAACGTAACCAACTTAGCCTTGAGATTTTTACCAACCGTAAGCTGGATATTTATGTATGACCAGAAAGCCGATACCCAGACCAGTGAAGAAAGTGTCAATGGACACCAAGGACAAGTTGACTCTGTGGGTCACGCTGATGGTCAGCACAACCCTGTGCATCTCCGTATTGGCTATGGTAATCAGCTTTATGCTTGGCCTTTGGGCAAAAGAAGTGGACAATGCAGAGATATTCAAGATGATTTCACCCGCTTTTTCTACACTTATCGGCGGCATGATTGGGTTCCTGAGTGGTATCAAACTCATGCAGAATGAAGACAAAAAGGATCATGGGTGCAAATGAACAAGCTGCCGTTATACATTTTTAACATTGGGGATCACCCAAACAAAAGCTCTATGGCTCAGAGCGCCATATTTGAGCACGCTAAGTATGTGTACACGCAGGGTAATAGCTTTCCGTTAAAAGGAAATAGAGAGTCATTTGACGAGCTATACCGCAACCTGCTTGAGATATCAGAAGATTTGTTTGACGGCTTGCGGCTTTTAGAGAACAACAAGCGCACGTGCTGGGCGTACCTTACTAACAAAGACTTCTATCGCGGCGGTATTCATGACCATATGCGTACCAGCGTCATCAATGCGGTTTACTACCTTCAGGTTCCAAAAACTAAATCGTACAAAGAAGGTGGTATTAGCTTCTACGATGAAGGAAATAACGAAGTGTTTTGTTTTAAACCAAGGGCTGGTGACCTGGTAATATTCCCAAACCATTTAAAACACCAGCCTCATCAAAGCCATACGGATGACTTTCGGATTGCCATCAATATGGAAATTATGTGCGAACCTGTTCAGTGGTAACTAAAGGAAACTTATGCTTGATATTCTAAGTGGCGGTATTTTAGGTTCCGTGTTTGGCGGCTTGTTCCGCATGGCTCCTGAAGTCCTGAAGTTTTTTGACAAGAAGAACGAACGCCTGCACGAACTGGCTATGTTTAAACACCAGTGCGATTTGGAAGCCCAGCGCGGTCAGCAGAAGCTTGCTGAGATAGGCGCACAGCGGGAAGCCGCTATTGACGTAGGTGTAATGGATGCTTTTAACAACGCCATTGTTCAACAAGCCGAGATGGTCAAAGCCGCAGGCGGTTGGGTGGCTAGTCTGTCTGCTTCTGTGCGCCCTGTGGTTACATACTGGGTGCTGTTTGTTTGGTCGTTCATCCATGTTTGGTTTGCTTGGAACGCATGGCTTGCTGGTGCGCCAGCCGTAGAAGTGTTCAAGACCATGATGACACCTGACTTCTCAGCCTTGCTGTCTGGGACAATTAACTATTGGTTCCTCGACAGAACTCTCAAGCAGCGCGGAATATGAACCTAGAGTTAGCCGCCAGTCTGTGCCGTCAGTTTGAGGGCTACCGTGCCAAGCCGTATTTATGTCCGGCTGGCGTGGCTACGATTGGCTATGGCTCTACCTACTACGCAGACAAACGCAAGGTAACTTTAGAAGACCCACCGATGGATGAACCCACGGCAAGGGCGCTTTTGATGATTGAGCTTGAGCATACGTACCTGCCCGGTGTTCTGCGTAACTGCCCCGGCTTGATTACAGACGTTCGCAAGTGCAATGCTATTGTGGACTTCGCCTACAATTTAGGCACAGGACGCTTGCAAACCTCGACGTTAAAGAGGAAAATCAACGCCAATGATTGGGAAGGGGCAAAAGAACAACTGATGCTCTGGACTAAAGGTGGCGGCAAAGTTTTGCCGGGACTACTTAAACGCCGCACGGCTGAGTGCGCACTGCTGGACTAAAAATGCCATTACAGAAGATACTGTTCAAGCCGGGGGTAAATAAAGAAAACACCCGCTACACCACGGAAGGTGGTTGGTATGAGTGTGACAAAGTGCGTTTTCGTCAAGGCAACCCAGAAGTAATTGGTGGATGGCAGCGCATTTCAGGCTATACCTATAACGGTATATGCCGTTCACTTTGGAATTGGGTTACTCTACAAAACCAAAATCTTGTTGGCGTAGGTACTAATACTAAGTTTTATATTGAACAAGGCGGTGCATACAACGATATCACGCCTATTCGTGCATCAAGCACGATTAATAACAACCCATTTGCATTAACAGCCTCTACCACTGTCACGGTAACTGATACAGCACATGGCGCAACCACCGGATCTTTTGTAACTTTTAGCGGTGCTGTTGATATTGGCGGTGGCGGCACTAATGTTACGGCTGCTGTATTAAATCAACAATTCCAACTCACTGTTATTGATGCCAATAGTTACACAATTGTTATTTCCGTAACACCTAATGCAACAGCTATTTCAGGCTCTCCTGGTGGTGGAGCTTCTGTTGTTGCGGCATATCAAGTTAATGCTGGCCCCGCTTTTGCAGTACCGCTAACAGGCTGGGGCGCTGGTGCTTGGGGTGCTGGTACTTGGGGGAATGGTGGTGCGCCAATTGCAAGTTTGCAGTTGTGGAGCCAAATGAATTTTGGTCAGAATTTACTTTTTGGCCCTCGTGGTGGTGGTATCTATTACTGGGATGCTGCAACTAGTGTGACTACCAGAGGTGTAAACCTTACAACTCTTGGCGACGCTGAAACACCCGTGGTGCAAAATAGTCTTACTGTTTCTGATGCATCTCGTTTTGTAATTGTGTTTGGCACAAATGATCCTAATGCGGCAAGCCCAAATGCAATAGATCCAATGTTTATTCGCTGGTCAGATCAAGAAGACCCATTTACATGGATTCCAGCTGTTACTAATCAAGCAGGTAGTTTAAGACTTTCTCACGGATCTGAAATTATTACCACTGTTCAGACTCGTCAAGAGATTGTGGTATTTACAGACTCGGCTATATATTCGTTACAGTATCTTGGCCCTCCTTTTGTATGGGGCTCACAACTGCTTGGCGATAATATTTCGATCATTAGTCCTAATGCAGCAGTAATTGCTTCCGGTGTTGTGTATTGGATGGGCGTAGATAAGTTTTATGCTTATGATGGACGAGTACAAACGCTTAACTGTGACCTTCGTCGTTTTATTTTCCAAGACCTTAACTTAGAGCAGGCTGAACAAGTTTTTTGCGGGACTAATGAAGGTTTTAATGAAGTCTGGTGGTTCTACTGCTCTACTGGTAGCACGTTAATTGACAAGTATGTAGTATTTAATTACCTTGAAAAAATCTGGTACTACGGCACTATGGAACGCTCTGCTTGGCTTGACTCAGGATTGCGGGGTTTTCCACTAGCGGCTATATATAATCCATCTACAAGCACAGGAAATCTTGTTAATCACGAAAGTGGGTTAAACAACAATGCAACTGATACAGCCGTTGCTATTGACGCTTACATTAGTTCGTCTGAGTTTGATATTGGTGATGGTCATAACTTTGGTTTCATCTGGCGTGTCTTACCGGACTTGACGTTTCAAGATTCTGTAAACACTCCTACTGGAAATGTTCCTTCTGTAACAATGACTTTGTATGGGTTAGCTAACTCAGGTTCTGGTGTAACAAGCACCGCTGCACAACCCGTGGCTAAGAGTAGTACATATGTAATTACAGAACAATTTACTGGGCAGATTTATACTCGGCTACGGGGTCGTCAAATGATCTTTAAGATTGGCTCCAATCAAATCAACACTGCTTGGCAGTTAGGTGCGCCTCGTATTGATATTAGACCGGACGGAAGACGCTAATGGCTGAACTAAATGCAACCCCACCAAACTTGCCGTTGGCTCCCGATGAGTACGACCGCCGGTATCAAGACCAGTTGAACAACATTTTGCGTTTGTATTTTAATCAATTAAGCAATCCCGGCAATATTGGTGGAGCTACGCTGAACTTAAATCTCAATACATTACCTACTCAAGCTGACTTACCCAATTTAAGGTTAGGCGATGTTTATAGAGACACACAAGATGGTGTACAAGCTACCAGCCAAATGCTTCGCATAAAGACGTCAACGTGATAATATCCACCCAATTCAAGGAGCACCTTACCCATGCTTATCCCCAATAAATTCAACGGCTACAGACGTGATGGCACACGTAATCTCTACATTGGTGGGGGTGTTGGCGAGGCGGCTCTTTTAGAGGCCATGATGACTGGTGCTGCTGTAGGTGGTGGCTCATCAATCTTACAAGGTAAAGATCCATTACAAGGCGCATTAATTGGCGGCTTAATGGGTGGCGCTGGTGGCGCTATGTTTGGTAGTGCTGGCTCTGCGTCTAGCGGCGCTATGCCCGGTGCGGCTGCTGCGGAAACTACGGCTGCGGCTTTACCTACTGCCGCTGCTACCCCCGGAATACCCCCTGGATTTGAATCTTTTGCCCCTACAGGCACGCAATTTGGCGCATTTGGTGAAGCCCCCCTTGGGCAATCTTTTGATTCATTTGGTAACCCAGCAGCCGCTGGAAGTCCTGCCGCAACTATGGCAGACCCAACTGGTTTAGCTCAACAACAAATGTCTCTTAATGCGGCTCAAGCTCCAGCCAATAAAGGCATTATGAGTGGCGCTAAAGACTGGTGGGGTGGCCTTTCTGACAAACAAAAACTTCTTGCTGGTGGTGCTGGCATTGCCGGTCTTGGCATGATCTCGGATCAAATGCGTGGTGGCATTCCTAAAAAGAAAGAATATAGTGGCCCTCTAAGTCGCTTTAACTACAACCCAGATACGTACGTGCCTTACAGATATGCTGCTGGTGGGCAGACTGGTGGTATTGCAAGTTTAGGTGGCTACTCCGATGGAGGCCGCATGCTTAAAGGCCCCGGAGATGGTATGTCTGACAGCATCCCTGCAAAAATTGGTGCTAAACAACCCGCACGTTTGGCTGATGGTGAGTTTGTTGTGCCCGCCGATGTTGTTTCTCACTTGGGTAATGGCTCAACCGATGCAGGTGCTAAGCAGCTTTACTCTATGATGAACAAGGTACGTCACGCTCGTACTGGCAATTCAAAGCAAGGCCGAC